GTGTACGGCGATTTGCGCCAAGCTGATGGACGGAGGAATCCCGGTGCGGTATGTGCAATGGCGGGGAGATATTCCGGCAATCAAGGCAAAGACCAACGATGCCGAAGCATACGCCGAAGCCATGCAGCCGCTGAAAACCGTCCGTGCGCTGTATATCGACGATTTTCTCAAGGGGAGCGTAACGGATGCCGACAAAAACATCGCCTTTGACCTGCTGAATGCCAGGTATATCAACCCGGATGCAATCACGATCATCTCCACGGAGCTGACCATTGACCGCATTTTGAGCTGGGACGAGGCAATCGGGAGCAGGATCAACCAGAGGGCGAAGGATTATATGCTGAACATCGGCAAAAAGCAGAATTGGAGGCTGCAATGACAAAACGGGAGGAACGGAGATGAAGCACCTCGGCGATATTACGAAAATCAACGGCGCAGAAATTGAGATCGTGGATGTTATCACGGGCGGATCGCCGTGTCAGGACTTGAGCATTGCAGGAAAACGCACCGGATTGGCCGGTGCAAGGAGCGGATTGTTCATGGAACAGACCCGCATCGTAAAGGAGATGAGAGAGCATGACAGAGAGAGCGGACGGACAGGTGACATGGTCAGACCTCGGTTTATGGTCTGGGAAAACGTGCCCGGAGCATTCTCGAGCAACAAAGGGCGAGACTTCGCGGCAGTCCTCGAAGAGATCATCCGCATCGCAGAGCCGGAAGCCCCCGATATTGAAGTGCCTGAAAAGGGTTGGAACACCTGGGGGGGCTACCACGATGAAGTGGGAGGACGATGGAGCGTGGCTTGGAGAGTGCATGATGCGCAATACTGGGGAGTCCCCCAACGCCGCCGTCGTATCTCGATTGTCGCAGATTTTGGAGGCGACACCGCAGGGGAAATACTCTTTGAGCGCAAAAGCGTGTCAGGGCATCCTGCGGAGAGCGGAACGGCGGGGGAAAGACTTGCCGGAAACGCTGAAAGCGGTGCTTCTTATGCAGTCCGGATCAGGGGGGGCTGTGACGGAGGAGGAAAGGGCGCTTTAGTGCAGGAGGACAAGAGCGGAACGCTCGGCACCGGCAACGACCAGACGATTTTCTGTTTACAAGGGAACGGGATTGACCGCGCAGACACCGCTGGATGCAACGGGAAAGGCTGGCGGGAGGACACGAGTTATACCTTGAACACCATCGACCGACCGGCGGTCTGCGCGGGAGTAAGATGCCTGACACCGTGGGAGGCACAAAGCGCACGGGTGTATGACCAAGATGGTGCATGGCATAGTTTAAACGCCAATGAAAACGGTGGCATGGCGCGGGACAGCGTATTGTGCGCCGGGTTTAAGGCTGGACAGGGCGCACAGGCGGGCGGCATCGGGTACAGTGAGGAAGTATCGCCCACGCTGACGGCGGCACCCAGCGGGACGAACCAAACCCCGGCGGTGGTTGCACTGGATATGTCGCACGCCTGTGATGTCATCCGAGACTGCGGCGAGATCGCTCCGAGTTTGCAAGCCCGTATGGGAACCGGCGGCAACCAAGTGCCGCTTACATACCAAGATGTGACAGGTACGCTTTCGCCCGGTGCTCATTCTGGGAGCTATAACGGGCAAGACGCATACAACGATATGCTGGTGTGCGGGGCAACACCGGAGGTGGCACACGCACTGCGGGCAAAGGCTTCCTGCGCATACCGGGAGGACGCGGAGACATACCCGGTGCAGAACATGGTGGTGCGACGCCTGACCCCGATGGAGTGCGAACGGCTGCAGGGCTACCCGGACGGATGGACAGACATCGGCGAGTGGATGGACAGCAAGGGCAAGCGCCACAAGGATGCGGACAGCCCCCGGTACAAGGCACTGGGCAATTCCATCGCATTGCCGTTCTGGGACTTCCTGGCAAAGCGTATCAGCGCGCAATATCTTCGCCCTGTTACGATGGGCAGCCTGTTTGACGGCATCGGCGGCTTTCCGCTGGTGTTTGAGCTGCACAACGGCAAGGGCGCGGCACGCTGGGCAAGCGAAATTGAGGAATTTCCTATCGCCGTGACGAAACTGAGATTTGGGGAGGATTGACATGACCACATTACGCATGATTCCCGGCATTACATACACCCGGAAAAACCTTGAAGCACTCACCGGTATGCCGGACAGAGAGAACCGCCGGATGATACGGGAGCAGAGGCGGCAGGGTGTGCCTATCGTTGCCATGAAAGACGGCGGCTACAAGCTGGCGGAAACGGAGGAAGAAAAGCAAGCCTTACTTTCCATGTACCGCAAGCGGGCATTGGACGAGCTGGGGACATACCGCCGCCTTGCCAGAGCTATGCAGGTGGACGGGCAGATGGAGATGGGAGGCGGAAATGGCTGAACTGCACTTTACCATACCCCTGCCGCCGGTTACAAAGAAAAACAGCCAGCGCATTATGCACAGCAGCAAGACAGGGAAATCGTTTATCATGCCGTCGCAGAAGTACATCGACTACGAGGCAAAAGCTGTGTGGTACTGCAAAAAGGCTGGTGTGCATGAGCCGATCGATTATCCAGTGGAGGTTAAATGCCTGTTTTATATGCCCACCAAGCGGCGAGTGGATTTAACCAATCTGCTGGAAGCTGTTGACGATGTTCTGGTCAAGGCGCGTGTGCTGCTGGACGATCACTGCGGCATTATCGTCAGTCATGACGAAAGCCGGGTGCTGTACGACAAGGAGACCCCACGGACGGAGGTGAGCATAACCGCCTATGAATGATTTTGACTATGACATCGTGCAGAAAAAGCGTGTTGCAAGAGGTGCGTTTGCCCATGTAAACCGTAAGCGTGGGAAATGCAGATTGCCCAGTGACTATCTCACTGCGGCGCAGAAAAAGGCGATGAACGGAGCGGTGAAAACTTACAACATCACGCGGCCTATGCCGTTGGATGAATTCAAGGGAATGCCGGACGATCTGCAGCGAGAATACCTGCGGAATATGCAGAGTTGTGGAGGGGCAGCTACATACCTTGCAGACGAGATGGGCTGTTGCAGCGCCACCATCAGAGGATATGGAGAAAAGCTGGGCGTGCCGTTTGTGCGAGGTGGTCGGAACCTTGACTTGTGGCAAAAGAAACTATCGGAGTGGCACACAGCCGAAGTGACGGCAGCAGAAACGCCGGAGAAGCAGACCGACGAAATTGCCCCACCCGCAAGGGGTGCAGAGCTGCTGCACGCACGGCTCACTATCCGGGGAGACCGGGAAAGCGTTTTGCAAAATCTACGCCTGCTTATGCCGAATGAATGTGAAGTCACGGTTGAGTGGTGAGAGGAGGAGAAAACTTGTGAAGGAGCATATTACCACTGGAGGGAAAACGCTTTGCTGGACTTGTAGAAAAGCGTATGGAGGATGCTCATGGACAGAAGTAGACTACACAAAAGAGGGCTGGCCTATACGCTTTGAGCCGGTAAAGGGATGGAATGCAATTCCGACCAAAAATGAAAAATACACGTCGGTTTTGGTGGTAAGTTGCCCAGAGTACGATCCTGATGATAGAAAGGAGGATACACATGACGGCAGATTTTGCGGGTATGGGGAAGCGCCTGCGGGAGGCGAGGGAGAAGGAACTTATGTCGCAAAATGATTTGGCTTTGGAATCTGGTGTAGCACCATCGACAATCAGCTATATTGAGTGTGGACACAGCACCGCATCGGTGTGGGTGCTGGCACATATCTGTGATGCGCTTGGGGTATCTATGCAATGGATGGTATACGGGAGAGGAAGAAAATGAGCAGAAAGAGCATATTTACAGTTGCCGGAGGTGCGGCCCTTGGTCTGCTGATTGCCGCCGGGATATTGTGGGGGGAGCTGATTGCCGCCGAAGCAGAATATGCGGTGGAGCAAGAGCCTGATTTGCCTCCGGTGGCGGAAGCAATCCGCCAAGAAACGCCACAGGAAGCCGCCTACACGAACGAAAGCGCCATGACCGTGACAGCATACTGCCCCTGTGAAAAATGCTGTGGAGCGTATTCAAACGGCTATACAGCCACAGGAGCGAAAGCCACACAGGGCGTGACCATCGCAACGGACCCGGATGTTATCCCGATGGGTACGGAGGTTGAGATTGATGGGCATATCTACATAGCGCAGGATGTGGGCGGAGCAATCAGCGGAAACCGCATTGACCTGTACTTTGATAGCCACGAGGACGCACTCCAATGGGGTGTTCGGGAAAAGACTGTGAGGTGGAGTGATGGAACGACTGACGAAACGTGACACCGATGGACAGGTAATGATGGACTGCGAGAAGTGCAAAGCGGATTGGGCGGGGAGGCATGGTCAGCCGATGTTTGACTGCACCGCGCTGTACTGCCGCAATCGCCTCAAGAGCCGCCTCGCCGCCTACGAGGACACGGGTCTGGAACCGGGAGAAGTCCACAGTATGTGGGGCGAATGGAATGCCATGATGTCAGTGCTGAACAGCATCGGAGGAGGTTATGACCGCCTGCGGGAGCTGGCAGAGGCCGACAAGGACGGGCGGCTGGTGGTGCTGCCATTTACCAGTGGGCGCACTTTGCTATGCAAGGAAAACATCGACAGTCTGCGACTTATGAAGGATGTAGATCTTGCAATTCGCTATTGCAGCAGTTGCGGAATTGTGTTTCACATGGGTTACAATGTGTTCTGTGATCTGGTGAAACATGGGAGAATTACTGCGGTAAGCGAGGAGGCGGAGAAAGCATTGGAGGCGATGAATAATGGCTGAATATCATGTTGGATGCGGCGCATTTGGGATTTACGCGGGTACACTAAACAGTAAGAACAAGAACCTATGGCAGAACAAAACGGAGTGCACCGATGAAGCCTTATGTGCTGTGCGCGACTATTTAATACAGGAATGTCTTGGTGGTCTGCACGGTGACAAGTCCTCTGGCGGCTATGAGTGGACGTTAAAAGACGGGAGAGTTGCCAAACTGCTTGTGGCGATTGAGAACGGAGGTGACAACGATGCCTGATTGTAAGGCGTGTGGAAAGTGGTTTGCTACAATGGAGCAGTGCGAGTTGTGCCCGACTTGCGAAAGAGCGTTAGAACGACTGCGCAACTACGCTGCCCCGGTGGTGCACGGGCGGTGGGAATACATCCAGCAAACGCTTAACACGCTCAGTCAGCTTAGGTGTTCGTTTTGTGGGTGGTGGTCTCTTGACCCGTCTATTGATGGTGCCTACAACTACTGCCCCAACTGCGGGGCAAAGATGGACGGAGGTGACGGCGATGCGGCTGATTGATGCGGAAGAATTAGAGCGCTTGTTTAATGAACAAATTGAACAAGGTGTAGGTGTAATAGGTGCGTTTGATGCGTTTTATGATGCTTTGCAAGACACACCCACCGTGGACGCTGTGGCCGTGGTGCGGTGCAAGGAGTGCAAGCATTACGAGCCAGAGGAATACGAATTCGGATGCGTTTTCGCCGGAGGATTATCGTATGTAAAAGCTGACGATTATTGCAGCTACGGAGAACGGAAGGACGGAGGTGACGGCGATGCGGTGGATTGAAGATCACGACTACATCAAATGCCCGAAGTGCGGCGTGATGGTGAAGCGAGACTTTACCTTTTTCGATGTTGGGGATTGGAATTTCTGTCCTAACTGTGGAGAACCAATGGAGGGAGGCGCAGAAAATGCGGCTGATTGATGGTGATACCTTGTGGGAAAAGCTCGACGACGAGCCGTGGTACGATAACGCAGATAGGGACGAGATTGCTTTGCCCATTGTGGCCGCCGCCCCCACAGTGGACGCTGTGGAAGTGGTGCGGTGCAAGGAGTGCAAGTACAGTTGCAAAGATGGAAATGGACGTTCCTGCGAAGGCTATTGGTATGAGCTGAGCGAGTACGATGTCACAGTAAAGGACGATGACTTTTGCAGCTACGGAGAGCGGAAGGACTATGATTAAAGACAGCGGAGAAAGAACCAAGTTTCCAAGCGGAGCGCTCCGGGATATGCACACGGGCAAGGGACGGATGGATTTGCTCCCTTGGTTGGCTATCATGGAAGTGTCGAAGCACTGCGAGGCGGGTGCTTTGAAATACGGGGAGCATAATGTCGATAAAGGAATCCCAACCCACAGTCTGTTAGATTCCGCCATTCGCCACGCAGCAAAATATTTGGCGGTCTATGTAGACGAGCCGCACCTTGTAGCTGCAGCGTGGAACCTACTGTGGGCGATCGAGATGGAGATTGTCCATCCTGAATGCGTGGACACTCCGTGGAGGGCAGCCGATGGCGAATAAAGACGCAATGCTGGAAGCCTTGGAGGAAATCGAGAACGGTATGTGCCGCATTAAGGAGCGACGGAGCATTTGGCAGAATAGCCTTGTATATGCACTCTGCCAAGCTGTGCGGCTGCTTCTGATGGACAAGATCAAGGAGGGACGGAAATGAGAATTGACGGCAAAACCCTGCCCAACAACCCCATGAAAGCGTACCAGCAGGGAAAGCTGATAGGGACAAAGCAGAATATGGATTTGGTATCCGAAGTGCTGCTTACAAAGTTTGGATTCCATGTGCTGGAGGAAACGCCGGACAGCCACGACACCATGAGCATTGAGTATCTGCAAAAGTGCCTTGTGAAGCTGGTGAATGCAAAGAACAGCGGCTATGTGACCAAGAAAGACATTGCGGACGCTCTGCGGATCGACTACAAACTAATCAACAACGCAGAGTGAGGAGGCGGTCATGAGTCGAAAACAAAAACTGCCGTATGATGTGCGGCTTGAGTGCATCGCCTATGTCAGAGGTTATCCCCGGAGAGTACAGGCATACAACGATGCGCGGAGCGAGATACTGAGCGGCGGAAGCAGTGCAACAGAGGGTATGCCCCGATCACCCAGCATTGGTAGACCGGCAGAGAGCAAGGCGGAGCAGCTTGCCGCCATAGAAAACTGGCCGGAAACCAAGAAAATGCGGGCTGTAGAATACGCCATAGACCGCTGCGGGCTGGATTTGGAGAGCGAGAGCGTCCGAAAGCAGCTTACACAGGGGATCATGCGCAACTGTCAGGGCAAGCACAAGTATTCTCGAAGTAGGATCATCGTGCCGGGGATAAGCGAGCGGACATTCAGCAGGAGAAAAGAGCAGTTTTTGCTTGACATAGCCATATATTGTGGTTTTGCAGAGAAAGTTGGCACAAATTCCACCTAATGATGTGCTACAATAGGTACAGTGGATGATAAGGCATAGCCATCCACCCGTCTTTCCACTCAACCCGTTTCCTCCATCTTATGCGCCGCCGGTATTGGGCGCACCTTCGGGCACCGAAAGGTCATACCGGCACAAACAGCCTGTAGGGAAACCTATGGGCTGTTGTTATATGCAGGCGTAGCTCAGCCGGATAGAGCGGAGCAAGGCAAATGTCGGGTTTCTGTCGCAGGTTCGAATCCTGTCGCCTGCACAAGAGGCCGGGTAGCGCCCGGACACTGTGAGACCGTTCGTCGTGGCTCACATGGAAATGACAATGCTCGCTGAAAACTGCGCGTGAGGATGCGTCCTCCTTGCCATGACCGAACAGCGGCGCTTGAGATGCTTGCGGGGCCTCAAGCGGGCATGAGCGTGTGACAATCTAAGCGGGAAGACGGCCAATATGCGGCATAGGTGCCCCGTAAGGGGAGACCACAGCGAGTGACGGGGACTTTCCCTGAAGCGCTAAAGCAGGGCGGGACTGCAATGCCGCACCAACCACACAAGCGGGCGAGGAAGCGCGAGAAGTTAAGTACACACAAGCTGTGGCCACAGCGGCGGACAGTTAATCCGCAAAAACAGTGTGCGGCTGATGAAAAGGCGCGGCGCGGTGTGGTGCCAAAATAACTGTGTAACCCATGTTTGAGAGCTTCCAGAAGGCCGCATGGGAGGGGAAAGACTGTTACTGTAGCCAAGGGGTGGGGGCTGGTGACAAACAAGAGGGGGGAGAGAGAATGCGATGCAAAGCGTCAGATTGCTTTTCTTGCCCTTATCCAGATTGCATCAACGACAGCATCCAAGAAACACGAAAATATACGCAAGAGCAGAAAAAAAGAGCGTATCAGAGAATGTCTGAGCGGCGGAAACAGCGGCATGATAATGGGATTTGCACTCAATGCGGAAAGAGACCACCTAAACCCGGCGCGAAAATGTGCGCTTTGTGTCAGGCGAAATGGGCAAAGTACAAAGAGGAAGAATCTCGCAGGAAAGGCATAAAGCCGAAAGAAATGCTTGATGGTGTATTACTTTGTAAAAAATGCGGTAACGCCGCCCCTGTTTCCCCATATAAGGTGTGCCAAAGGTGCTTGGATAGCAATAGGAAACATATAGCAAAAACTCCAACAAACATGGGCAAGAAACCGAGAGGGGCGTTTTCCATATCACATGAAATGTTCTGGGCAAGTAAAAAGCAAAAATCGTGTTCGTGACTTTGGAGAGGTCTTTACCGATGAGCGCGAAGTTAAAGCCATGTGCGATTTAATCCCCGACTGGACAGGAAATGTATTAGAGCCGGCTTGCGGGAATGGAAACTTCCTTGTTGAAGTGCTGAACAGGAAACTTGCCAGCGGGATGACGCAGGAACAAGCGGCTTCGACTATTTTTGGAATAGATATTCAGCCAGACAATGTTGCAGAAACAATAGAGCGTCTGTGCAAGATCGCGCCAAAAGGGAGGAATTGGTTTGAGAGAAACATTCTTTGTGGGGATTTCCTCAATCCAAACGAGATTTGGTTTTTAGAGGGGAGATAAGAAAAATTGGCATATACAGAACAGGATATTTCAAAGCTTCCGTATGCTGCATGGCTGGAAGAAGCCATAGAAACAGTTGTAGGTGTATCGCCAAAATCGATCTGTATTGCAGCAACGGCGCATGATGGAACGACATTCACAGGGTATTACAATGCTGATGCGCAAGATAAGGCTGTGTTTTCGCACCACATCCAAAGCGATGTAACGATGGATATCATCAGGAATAATGCCGACATGATTAAATCCATATTATCCGAGGCAGGAGATGAACAGGAGTGATACATAATGGCAACAAAGAAATCTACTGCCATTGCAAAAACAAAGGATAACCGACCGGAGACCGGCAGAGGCGGAAAAAGAAACTTTCCTTCCTGCCTCCCTGACCTCAGCAGCGATGAAGATAGAGCGCTTGTATCTCAGCTCCTTACAGAGGTGCTTGTAGAGTATAGACAACCAAAGGTAAAGAGTGACGAAGAACTCAAGGAGAGAATAAACGACTATTACGCACGCTGCGCACAGACAGGGCAGACACCAACAGTAGAGGAACTATTCCTGTCTACCGGTTACGCAATTAGCACAGTTAAGGACTGGGAATACGGGAGACGCAAGGGATTTAGCCCCGAAACAGCGGCCATAATTAAAAAAGCTAAGGGTTTTATGCAGACTTTTGACGCAAAACTTGTGGTTTCCGGGAAGCTGAATTTCCTTGCATATTGCTTCCGTGCCAAGAACTATTACGGCATGGTGGACAAGCAGGAGATGGTTTTGACGCCGAATCAGCCGCAGATTGAGGGGCTGACCCCTGAGCAGCTCCAGCGCAAGTACATTGAAGCCAGCGACTTTGAGGCAAAATAAGCCAAAACCGCGCGACTTTTGAGCGACTTTCCGTGAACGGATGGTGTGGCGGCAGGGAAAATCCCGCCTTCATACACGGAATTTTGTAAACGACTATGATTTTGGGGTTAAGCGAGCGACTTTCGTAGCGACTTTGCCGCAGACACTGGCGACTTTCGTAGCGACTTTTGCACAGAAGCGAACGCCTATGCCAGCGACTTTTGCAACTTCCCCGGCAACTATGACAGCGACTTTGGCAGAGAGACGCGCCACCACCAGAAGCCACGGCCAGCATGGGGGGCCAGCCACCCCGCCAAGGGCACCGGGGCGGCGCACGATGGCGGCAAGCTGGCAGCACACCGCAAAAGCGGCAATGCACGGCGGAGGGTGCAACGCCACGCCACAAGGCCATAAACAAGGCGTACAGCGCGCACAGAGCGGGGGAAATGTAGGGACAGCGGACAGAGTTAAAGCGCCTCACAGTGGCGTTAAAATGGCAAATAGGGCATATAGCAGAAAAGCCCCCGGAATACACCGAGAGCAAAAGAAGACCCCGCACAGCTTACGCCATGCGGGGCACGGTTATTTCTGGAGCTTTGCAAGGTCAAGTAGCAGCAACACGGGCTGCAACAAGATATACAACAGGATCACGGGCGGCACCTCCTTTCATGGTGATTGTAGCACGGCTGGCCGTGTGCGTCAATTGGCAATGCGGTATGGGGTGCCGTTGACGATGCGGGCGTACTCCCGCCCGTTGATGCTGCCGGAGGCGCGGCGGTCCTCGCTGATCCACCAGATAACATCAGGGTCATATGCCCAGTCGATCCAGTATTCGGCCCCCCGGTATACGATGTGTGCACCGCTGTGCCTCATGTAGTCGATGTTGCCGATAATGTGCTCGCCGGTGATCCGCTGCGGTAATATGCGTGTCATGCTGTGCCCTCCTCACGCAAATGTAAATCTTCTGGTTGTTGTGGTCTTGGTGTAACGGGCTGCCACCTCCGGCAGCTCATTTTTCAGGGCGGCTGTGTCTACCCTGGAGGATGTAACCTCCTTATAGGTGGCCTTGTGTTCTGACCCCGCCAGGGATTCCACCCCGGCGGCAGTCATGCGCTCTTTTAGCTGGTCCTTGAGGCTTTCCACCATTGCGGCGGCTTCCTCCTGCATCCGGATATACTCCGCAAGCTCTCTCATAATGCAGTCAATGTTCATGTTATGCCCTCCGTTCATAGTAATTTTCCCATGTGCGAACCCTGCACCACCTGGAAAGACCGGCGGCGAACCCGTCCCGCTCGGTAGCGGACGGAAAACAACGGGTGTATGTGGATTCCCCCTCACGGGGCGACCACGACACATAAAACATCATATACCCCATGATATAGCCCCCCTTAAAACAAGATAAACAGATTCGAGCAACGCCCGATAATGGCGTATAACTGCCCGGTTTCGGTGTCCTCGACGAGCCCGCCGTTAATACCATACACGCCGGAAGAATAGCCCACCTTTTCAAGCCTGCGTAGCGTGTAAATATACTCGCTTGGCTTGTTGGTGTAATCCTCAGCCACTCCGAGCCGCACAAGCTCCCGAAGTTCCCTTTGCTTATACTTCCTCATTGCTGCACCTCCTGGGCGGACCGGAGCGCCTTATATACGCGGTTAGCCGCCTGAAACAGTGCGCGGGCTTGAGTGTCTAACCACTCTTCCCGGCTGTTGGGTCTGCGCTCCCCGTTGCGGGTGCGCTTGAGTTCGGACGGGCAGCACAGGCGCGAGGCAATGTCGCCGTTGTAGATCAGTGAGCAGCCGCCCCAGCTGTAGGCGTGCCAATCGTCCGCGCCGTTTAACAGGGCCTTGCGAAGCACGCGCGGGGCCAACAGGTCATCCGCGTCGAGGTAACCGCCATCGGCGGCTTCTGCCAGCTGTTCCACCATCTCAAGGGCGTACACGGTAACGCCCTTATCCCATGCGCTGCGGTCCTTGCGCTGCTCCAGTGTCTGCTTTACCTCTGCAAGTAATGTTGTATAATCCATTGTATTACCTCCCGGCCCTATGGCCTTATCTCTTGCCAACGGCTGCCGGATGTGGTATACTCTCCGCGCTGGCCTGTTGGCTGGTGTGGGGGCGTTCCCGGTGTGCTTTGGTCGGCTGCCGGGTGCGCCCTCGTCCTATATGCTGGTATTATACTACGCCATTAGGGTATGTGTCAATAGTTTTGCCGCATATTATAGCCACAAAATACACACAATAATTTTATTGCCGCATTTTGCATTATGCGCATTACGGTACACCCTAACGCCGCCCCGATGTAGCGGCGGGGCGGGACGATCTCCGGCGGGTATGGCCGGGGGCGGGGGATATGCGGATGCGGCTGGCGGCGGGGCGAACCTTGAATGGCGAGCACAAAACAAAAGGGGAGTTAAAAAAATCCAGCAAAAAATAAAAAGCCGTTTTTAGAGAATCTGCCAAAAACAAATAGGCAAATTTTTGCATACACCCTATTGACACTACCGCTTGCGTGTGCTACACTACCCTTACAAGATGAAGGGAGCGATGCACATGAAAGTCGGATATATTCGGGTGTCCACAGAGGAGCAGAACACGATCCGCCAAGAGATACTGATGAAAGACCTTGGTGTGGAGCGTGTCTACATGGATAAAGCGAGTGGCAAGAGCCGCACAGGCAGACCGCAGCTGGAAGCGATGATGGATTTCGTCCGAGAGGGCGATGTGGTCATTGTTGAAAGCATCAGCCGCTTTGCGAGAAGCACGAGGGACTTGTTGACGCTGGTAGAGCAGCTCACAGAAAAAGGTGTGGGCTTTGTATCGCAGAAGGAATCCATTGACACGAATACGCCGCAGGGCAAGTTCATGCTCACGGTGTTTGGTGCAATGGCAGAGCTGGAACGGGAGCAGACCTTACAGCGGCAGAGAGAGGGTATAGCGGCTGCAAAAGCGGCTGGCAAGTACAAAGGGCGTAAGCCGATCGAGATTGAGGACAGTCTTGTAAAGTCGGTGCATGACAAATGGTACAAGCGGGAGATTACAACATCCCACGCAGTGAAACTACTGAATGTGAGTAGCAGAACCTTTTACCGTCGTATGTGGGACTACGAGGATTCCGCAGGGATTCCGAGACGGCGTTGAGGGGGAGAAAGAGCCATGAAAAAGAGCAATGCGAAGCCCGCTGACAAGAAGATGATAATCGTTTTTGTCATTCTGATGATTGCTATTATAGCTTTTGCAACCAGTAGCAAGAGCGGCGAACAGGCGCCTGCCGAAGAAGACCAGTACACCCCCGCAAGCTTCGAGGAGATTTACCAGGCTTACAAAGATAACGAGTTTGTGGCAGATGACCTATACAAAGGCAGACGGTATGAGGTAACCGCCACAATCAACGGGATGGAAACCGGTGGGCTTATGAACATGACCGGCGGGGCGACCTTGACGATGGAAAAGAAGATTGGGAATACAATCGTTGTATTTCTTGCCGAATTTGAGCGAGACCAAGAGGAAGCCTTGAAAAATATTAAAGTCGGAGACGAAATCACATTTGAGGGGACTTGTTATAGCGCAGGCTCTTGGTCGGATTGTGAACTTATAAACTGACTTCCCACAAAACTAAATAGAATGGACTACCGATTTTTCGGCAGTCCATTTTTTATTGCAGGAGGACAAATGGATTATCGGAAGATTGCGGAGAGCATCAAAAACCGCATAGAGAAAACGCATGACCGGGAAGCCTACAAGGATTTGCTGGCGTTGTGCATTGGGTACGAAGCGGAAGATTTTGCTGCGGCGCACCAGTTAAATTCCGAAGTCCGAAAGATGACCTCCGAGGCACTTCGTAACGGAAACCCAAAAGATGCGGAGTATTTCTACACGCTGCATAAGCAATCCATGCTGTTTGATGCGCCGCATGATTTTGACACCTTCCTGCTGTATGTGGAGATGGACAGAAAGCCGGAGAAGCGGTTTTATGCCCCACGCAGGCGGTATCTAAAACCTATTGTGCAGGGGTATCAAGATGTCCTTGACGGAAAATTGAGGCTGCTGACCATTTCGCTTCCGAAAAGAGCCGGGAAAAGCCAGCTGGGAATCAATTTCATAAACATGATTTCCGGGAGAAACCCGGATAAATCGTCCCTTATGGAAGGCACGGGCGATGATCTTGTGCGAAGCTTCTATAACGGCTGTCTGGAATATCTGCAAACGCCGAACGAGTATTTGTTCTACGATGTGTTCCCGGACGCTCCATTGGTGCAGACCAACGCAGACACGAAAATTATCAATCTGCGGTCGAAATCCAGATTCCCCACGGTCATGTGCCGGTCGATTGACGCACGGCAGGTTGGCTTGTCGGAGGCAACCAATGTCCTTTATTTGGATGACTGTGTGGAGGGCAGAGAGGAAGCGAAAAACCGTCAACGGCTGGATGATAAGTGGGAAGTAATTTCCGGCGATATTTTAGGCCGTGCCATAGAGGGTACGCCTATTGTGGCCACCGGGACGAGATACTCCCTATATGACCCCATAGGGCATTTACAGGAAGAAGCGCAAAAAGGCGGCTGGGCATGGAAAGCCATTGAAATCCCTGCCCTTGACCCAATTACAGACGAAAGCAATTATGAGTATGAGCGAGATGGCAAAAAGGTTTTTACCACCGCTTATTTCCGCGAGCAGAGAGAGCTTCTGAGCGCGGAACAGTTTGAAAGCGAATTCCAGCAGCAGCCCTTTGAAGCAAAGGGGCTGCTTTTCAATAAGTCGGAGCTGAACTATTTCTTTGAACTGCCGGTAGACCGTGACCCGGATGCAGTCATTGCCGTGGCAGACACCGCAGAAAGCGGAAAAGACAGTACGGCGATGCCTATTGCGGCATTATATGGGGATGAAGTCTACATCGTGGATGTGGTATACGATGATTCTCCCGCAGAGGTCACAAAGCCGGAATGCGCAAAGTGCCTGATTGATAACAAAGTGGGCGATGCGCTGTTTGAATCCAACAACGCAGGTATGTATTTTGCAAGAGATGTTGCGGAGCTTGTGAAAAACGCAGGATTCAACACCAGCATACGGACAAAAAGGACGATTTCCAACAAGCAGACAAGAATTGAGTTTGCATCAGACGGAATCAAGAAACATTTCTACTTCAAGCATCCGTCCACATACAAGCGAGGGTGTCAATACTGGGGATTCATGCAGGAAGTGACCACCTATGTCAGAAGCGGAAAGGTGGCACACGATGACGCTCCCGATTCTCTATCGCTGCTGGAAAACGAGATCAGAAACCGTATCAGCGGCAAGATTGAAATATTCAAAAGACCGTTCTAAGAGGTGATGATATTGAGACAGATGTTTGGTAGAAAGGTCATTTATTCCGATGTTACCGAGGTAAACGAGGGCAATATTGCAAATATTTTGCAAAAGGCAATGGTTATCCACACCGCAAACCGGGCAGACATGGAATATTTATACAGGTACTATAAAGGCGATCAGCCTATCCTTGCGAGAGTAAAGGATGTACGCCCGGAGATCAACAACAAGATTGTCGAAAACCGGGCAAACGAGATCGTGTCCTTCAAGGTCGGCTACTTGATGGGAGAGCCTGTACAGTATGTCAGCAGGATAGCCGATGAAAAAGCGGCTGAAATGGTGACAAAACTGAACGATTATGTTTTGTCCGAGGACAAACCGGCAAAGGATAAGGAACTGGCAGACTGGTTCCACATCTGCGGAACGGCTTATCGCATGGTCATGCCGGACACACCGGAAGATGAAGATGAAGCCCCGTTTGAGATTTATACCCTTGACCCCCGGTTTTGCTTTGTGGTGTATTCCGTGCAGCTGGGAAATCCTCCCCTTATGGCGGTCAAGTATGTCAAAATGGAAGATGGGACAGTCGTTTTCAGCTGTTACACAAAAGACCACTTCTACGAGGTGACCGACACATGGGAAATCACCAGAAGTGAGCCGCAGATTTTGGGAATCCCCATCATCGAGTACCCGGCAAACCGGGCAAGACTTGGCGCATTTGAAATCGTACTGAATCTGCTGGATGCAATCAACAATGTGGAATCCAATCGCATGGATGGCGTGGAGCAGTTCGTGCAGTCCTTGCTTCTGTTCCATAATGTGCGTATTTCCGAAGAACAATATTCTGCACTGCGGCAGGATGGAGCGATTCAGTTTGAGGATATTGACCCGCAGAAGAAAGCGGAGATCAAGAACCTTGTTACAGAGCTGAATCAGACGCAGACACAGACCCTTGCGGACAATCTGTATAACACAGTGCTGACTATTTGCGGGATGCCCAATAGAAACGGAGGTTCTTCCACCTCTGACACCGGCTCTGCAGTCATCATGCGTGACGGCTGGTCTGCGGCAGAAGCAAGGGCAAAAGATTCCGAGCTGGTATTCAAGCGTTCCGAAAAAGAGTTTCTGAAAGTGCTTTTGCGGATTTGCAATGACTTGAGCGACTTGTCTTTGAAACTGTCCGCAATCGAAATCAGATTTACCCGGCGGAATTATGAGAACATTTCCGAAAAGGCAAATGTGCTGGTTACCATGCTGGGCAACGGTAAAATTGCGCCGCAGCTTGCGTTTACGCATTGCGGCCTTTTCAGCGACCCGCAGCTTGCGTACAAGATGAGCATGGAATATCTGGAGGAAAACGGAGGAAACAATGGAATTAACGATGGAGATGGTGCGGACGATCAACGAAATCCTCAAGAACCGCAATCAAGCGGAGGTGAAAGTGGAGAACGGGAAGATCGTGGTGCTTGAAGTACGAAGAAAGAAGAAATACTGAGTGGGTCTTGCAAGGGCTTGACCGACAGCCGAGGGGCTATCCGAAAGGGTAGCCCCTTTTATTTTTTGATTTAACCGCCGAAAGGCGATAAATGGTCAGTGACGACCTTAAAACGCAAACGGGAGACAACCCGAAAAAAACAGAAAATAGTGCTGAGTGAACAGCCTTGTTAAACGCAGGAGGTAATCAAAATGGCAAAAATCGACACCAATCAGATCAAGGGCTATGCGGAAATGTCTTTGGAGGACAAGCTGAAAGCATTGGAAGCGTTTGAGTATAACGACAATGCATCCGAGCTTGAAAAGCAGAAGGCGGCTGTTTCTAAGGCAAATTCCGAGGCCGCAGAGTGGAAAAGGAAACACAATGCCCTGCTGAGCGAGGACGAACAGAAGAAGCAGAAGCAGGAGGAGGACATTGCCGCCATGCAGAAGGAACTTGACGAACTGCGCCGAGACAAGACCGTTTCGCAGTTCACAGCCAAGTTTATTGCACAGGGCTATGACGAAAAGCTTGCGGCAGAAACCGCAAAGGCGATGGCTGACGGAAACACTGATAAGGTGTTTGCCAACCAGCAGACGTTTCTTGAGGCTTATGCAAAGCAGGTAAAGGCCAGCGCAATGCAAGGCACGCCCAAGCCCGCTGCGGGCGCAGGGGCGAATGGTGCAGACTTTTCCAAGAAAGCTGCCGAAGCGCAGAACGCCGGCAATTTTGCGGAGGCGGCGTACTATACCCGCCTGATGAATCAGGACAACAACACACAGTAAAGGAGAATGAATTAAAATGGCAGATACTTTTGCTACCAGCTTCGGAGTGCTGAATTACTCCGGTATGCTTTTTAACAAGGGCAACATCCGTACCCCCCTTTCTTCCATTATCGGAAGCCGGGCAAAGATCACCAATCATGTGGAGTTTGTCACTGGTCAGGAATACAGCTCCGCTGGCGGCGCACAGCCCGCTATCAGCGAGACTGCGTCTCTGACTGCCCCTGACGCTACCGTGGTGACCCGTACCCAGAAAACCAATGTTACGCAGATTTTTCAGGAGACCGTGGGCGTTTCTTACGCCAAGATGTCCAACATGGGAACCCTGTCCGGTGTGAATATCGAGAATCAGCAGGCCAACCCCATCAATGAACTGGATTTTCAGGTTGGCGCAAAGCTTCAGAAAATTGCCCGTGACATGGAGTTTACCTTCATTCAGGGCGCATACAACAAGGCCACGGACGATTCCAAGATCAACAAGACCCGTGGTCTGACCACCGCTATTACCACCAATGTGACTGCAATGGGGTCTAAGCCTCTGGGCCTGTGGGATGTGGCCGACATGGTGAAGAAGATTTACGGTGCAAACGCTCCCACCAACGGTCTGGCACTGTGGTGCGATGCTGTGACCATGTTCCAGATCAATGCGGATGCCGTGCAGAACGGTCTTACCGTAGTTCCTGTTGCTCGCGAGATCAACGGCATTGCGCTGTCCAGCGTAATCACCCCTCTGGGCGTTGTTTATCTGTATCTGGGTGAGTGCCTGCCCGCTGGCACCGCACTGTTGCTGAATCTGGATGTTATCGCCCCCGTGTACCAGCCTGTCCCCGGCAAGGGCAATTTCTTCCTGGAGCAGCTGTCCAAGACCGGCGCTGGCGAGAAGTACCAGCTGTTCGGGCAGGTCGGCCTTGACCACGGCCCCGAATGGTATCATGGCAAGTTTACAGGGATTTCTACCGATTTCACCGCGCCCACCTACAGCCGCAGCGTGTTTATTGCCAATGACGCAAGCAATCCTGTAAACACCAAGGCTGTGACCGGCTGATAAGGGAGGGCGGGAAGTATGACCGAAGCTGAAAAGACCGAGCTTCTAGCTACTATGACAGACCAGCAAGGAAGCGTGCTTTCCGCCTACCTTGCTATTGCTGGGGATAAAGTGCTGCGCAAACTATACCCGTTTGACGACACGATTAAAGAAGTCCCCGAACGGTATCACATGACACAGGTGGAGGTTGCAGCATATCTGCTGAACAAGCGCGGAGCAGAGGGCGAAACAGCGCACAGCGAGAATGGCGTTTCCCGCTCCTATGAGGATGGAGATGTTCCATCCTCCCTCTTGCGTGACATTGTCCCTTATGCGGGGGTGGTGCGATGAGGTGCATGGATCGGAACAAATCCGAGTGCTGGTATCTCCTGTATGACGGGAAAACTATGAATGTGTCCGATGATGGATATGAAACCGGGCAAATGTCCGTGAAATACAAGGACGCAGTGAAAATGCTGGCGAATATCTCCCCTGCATCCGGTGCGGCGCAGGTGGAGCAGTTCGGACAATTTGTGTCTTATGACAAGGTTATTGTCACGGATGACATGAGCTGCCCTATCAGCGAGGATACCGTTCTGTTTGTAGACAAGGAGCCGGAGTATGACGGCGAAAAGCCTCTGTATGACTACGTCGTAAAGCGAGTGGCCAAGTCGCTCAATTCCATTTCCATTGCCATAAGCAAGGTGAATGTATCGTGAAGCATAAGGTTGTTACCACCCTTTCTCCAACCGGCGTGCAGCAGATGATCGATTCCGTTCAGGAATACAGAGAATGGCTAAAAACCGGCTGTACGCTGCTGCTGGAACGTCTTGCACAAGAGGGCTATGAGGTGGCAAGAGCAGGTTTTTCGGATGCCACATATGACGGCACAAACGATGTGACCGTGTCTGTCGAAGATCGAGGGAAAATAAAGGCCGTTGTCGCCGTTGGCGGCACGGTCTTATTTATTGAGTTCGGCACCGGAATAACTTACCCGGATAATCACCCGGAAGCAAGTGATCTTGGTATGGCGCGTGGCATGTATGGGAATGGACACGGAAAACAAACCACATGGGGCTATTACGGAGACCCCGGAACAAACGGAACAGTTGCAGGAGAGAGAGCAAAGGGAACGCTTGTTCTTACACACGGCAACCCCGCAAATATGCCCATGTATAACGCCGTAAAAGAATTGGAGTTACGGCTTGGCGCACTCGTAAAGGAGGTGTTCCGATGATTGATGTGGAACGGATGATTTTTACCCCGATTGCAGAATCCCTACGGAAGAAATTCAAGGGGGTAGCTGTTTCCGGGGCGTATGTAAAATCTCCTCCTGACTTTCCGTATGCAAGCATTGTGGAACAGGACAATTATACAACCACGATCAATCAGGACAGCTCCGACACAGAGCGTTTTGCGACCGTCATGTATGAGGTCAATGTCTACTCCAACAAAGCCGGAGAAAGCAAAGCGGAATGCCGCAGCATCCTGTCAGAAATCGACAAAATGCTGTATGCAATGAATTTCACACGCATTTCCATGACACCCGTCCCGAACATGGATGATGCGTCCATTTATCGCTTAGTAGCGCGATACCGAGCTGAAACGGACGGAAACACACTTTTTAGGAGGTAAATTATGGCAATCAGTACCTACAAATGTTTTCTGATGCAGAAGGGGTCTACCGGAAACACATGGACGAAGTTGGTGGACATTAAGGAGTTCCCTGACCTTGGCGGTGATCCTGAAATGCTGGAAACCACCACCCTGTCTGACAAGATGCAGACCTACATCGCCGGTATTCAGTCTATGGACGGCCTGAGTTTCACGGCGAACTACACGCTGGCCGATTACAAGGCCCTGAAAGCGAAAGAGGGCACAGAAGCGGATTATGCCGTCTGGTTTGGCGGCACGGAGACCGGCGGTTCTGTTACCCCCACCGGCTCTGACGGCAAGTTCTCCTTCAAGGGGCAGCTTTCCGTGTATCCCACCGGCGGCGGCGTAAACGAAGTAGTGGGCATGAATATCACCATCGCACCCACCTCTGTCATCACTTTGGATGACAACGAGTAAGGAGGAATTATGGCAAAGACAATGACCATCGAGCACAACGATGTGAAATATGTGCTGGAGTATACCAGAAAGTCCGTGGAGATGATGGAGCGGCAGGGCTTCGAGATCGAGGAACTACAGCGAAAGCCCATGACCTATCTGCCCGCCCTGTTCGCCGGTGCTTTTCTGGTGCATCACCGCTATGTAAAGCGTGACGTGATCGACAAGATTTATGCACAGCTGCCTAACAAGGGCGATATGCTGGGCAAACTGGTGGAAATGTATAGCGAACCCATTGTAGCGCTCATGGATGATCCCGAAGCCGAGGGAAACGCCAGCTGGACGGTGGACTGGTAAGCGAACCGCCGCCCGATAAAGAGGGGGGCAATACCCCCCTCTACGCTTACACGGAAAAGTTCTATGAGGTTTTCCCTTATTACCTTGCAATAGGCATGACCTATGAGCAGTTCTGGGAAATGGATTGCGAGTTGGTCAAGTACTACCGCAAGGCAGCGAAAATCAAGCAGGCCTTGGATAACCAGCAAGCATGGTTACAGGGCGCGTATTTCTATGAAGCCTTGGCGGATGTTTCGCCTATTCTTCATGCGTTCGCAAAGAAGGGCGCAAAGCCCATTCCGTATCGAGATTCCCCCTATCCTGTTGGTGGGAATGACAAATCACCCGATAAAGCGGAGAAAGAGGAGAAAAACGATAACCGTGCAAAGGCAGTTATGGAAATGTTTATGATTGCCAACAATAAGAAGTTCGAGCCGGGAGGTGAAAAGCATGGACAATCTTGAAATCCAAGGGCTTGAGTTCCAAATCAAGGAGAACAGCGATAGTGCCGTTGCGTCTTTAGGACGTCTTGAAAAAGCACTTTCTTCCCTGAAAACGGCCACCTCCGGCGGAGCGTCCGGCCTCAGCGGAGCGTCGAAACAGGTGGATTCCTTTAACAAGTCTCTGAATAACATTGAGAAAACATCAAGGTCTGGTAAGCTTGGAGGTTTTTTCCAGTCGTTGAAAACAACCGGAGTACTGGTTGGAATCAGGATGCTCCGCTCTGAACTGTCAAAAGCTATCACCGAATCAAATGATTATCAGGAGGACCTAAACCTTTTCACCGCATCAATGGGGCAATACGCAAAAGAAGCCCAAGAGTACGCTGAAAACGTCGGAGAAGTGATGGGCATTGACCCCGCCAAGTGGATGCGAAATCAGGGCGTGTTCAATACCTTATTGACTGGTTTCGGGTCTGTCTCCGACCGTGCCTACTTGATGAGCAAGAACCTTACCCAGCTTGGCTATGACATTTCCTCGTTCTTCAACATCTCCGTTGAGGACGCTATGCAAAAGCTGCAATCTGGTATTTCTGGCGAATTGGAGCCGTTGCGTAGATTGGGCTATGACTTGTCGCAAGCCAAACTGGAACAAACCGCCTTGACGCTGGGAATCGAAAAGTCTGTTTCTGCCATGACGCAAGCGGAAAAGGCGGAGCTTCGATACTACGCCATTATGACGCAGGTCACAACGGCTCAGGGCGATATGGCCCGTTCACTGGAAGCCCCGGCAAACCAACTCCGCATCTTCCAAGCGCAGTTAACACAGGCATCAAGAGCAATCGGTAATATTTTTATTCCTATTCTTCAAAAGATATTACCCATTGCAATCGCCGTCCTTCGTATTGTACGCGAGCTGGCGGATGCTATTGCAAAACTGTTTCACTTCAAACTCACGGAGATTGATTATTCCGGCGTTGGGAATCTCGCCAGCGGCGCAGAGGATGCCGCTTCCGGGCTTGATGATGCCACCAGCGCAGCAAAGGCACTCAAGAAGTCTGTCATGGGCTTCGATGAGCTGAACATCCTGAACGGCAACACTTCGTCTGGATCGGGTTCTGCCGGTGCGTCCAGCGGCGGCGGGTTTGACTTCGAGCTTCCGGAATATGACTTCCTTGGCGATGCAGTAAGCAAGCAGATTGATGAAGTCACGCAGAAGCTCAAAAACGCACTCCCGTGGGTTCTCGCTATCGGCGCTGGCCTTTCTGCATGGAGAATTGGGAAAAAATTTGGTTTTAATTTGCAAAAAACCATTGGACTTGCTGTGGGCATTTATGGTGCGCTTACGCTTGTACAGAACATTTTAGATTCGATCGTAAACGGTGTAACGCAAGAAAACATGGCCGGGATGATTTTCGGCATGACGCTTGCCGTGACAGGACTGTATGTTGCTCTTGGGCCGGTGGCTGGAGGAATTACAGCCATCGTTTCCGGGCTTGCTGTTTTGGCCGTTGCGTTTACTGATGCGGAGAAAAACGGATGGAATTTCCAGAACCAAATGCTTGCTATTGCAGGGATTCTTGCGGCAGGCGTCGGGATCGGTATACTGATTGGGTCTTGGATTCCTTTGCTAATTGGGATGATTGCATCCCTGCTTCTTAGCATTACTACGGCGACCGGGCACGGGCAGGAACTTATCGAAGGAGTCAAAGAAACGCTAAAGGGATTTATTGATTTCTTTGCGGGAATTTTTACTGGAGATATAGAAAGAGCTACGAATGGAATCGCTGGAATCTTTAACGGTCTTGGGAAAGCGATTGGTGCTGTAATTGACGGTATAAGAGATTGGTTTAACGGATTGTTGGATTGGATTGACCAGAAAACAAACGGAAAGTTGAAGCCGCTTATTACCGGAATCAAGGCTATTGTAACCGCCGTTTTTGACAACATCAAGCAAACCGTCGGGAATGTAATCAACGAAATTAAGACAATTTTTTCCGGGCTAATCAAGTTTATCTCCGGCGTTTTCTCTATGGATTTTGACAAGGCGTGGGAAGGAATTAAGGACATTTTCAAGGGTGTATGGAACACCATAATCGATCTGCTTAACGGCGCAATCAATATCATCATCAGAGGGCTGAACTGGCTCATTAAGCAGATGAATAAAATCAGTTTTGATGTTCCTTCGTGGGTGCCGGCCATTGGCGGGAAGTCTATCGGTGTGAACATTTCCTATATCAGTGAGAATGTGCTTCCGCATCTTGCAAAAGGTGCAGTTATCCCGGCAAATGATGAATTCCTTGCTGTGCTTGGCGATCAGCCCCACGGGAACAACATCGAAGCGCCGGAAGGCCTTATTCGTAAAATTGTCCGGGAGGAATCCGGCGGTTCCAGCGAAATTCACGTCACTATCGTTCTCGATAGTGTAACTGGGAAGAAATTGTTTGATACGGTGGTCAGAGAAAACAACGCCGTTGTCCGGGCGACTGGGGCAAGTCCTCTTGTCACATAAGGAGGTCAAATGGCAATTTTAACCATTACAAAGGCAGACGGGACGAATGTCCCGCTACCTGACCCCAGCGAATATTCGTGGGGTCTACAAGATGTTGATGCAGACGGAACGGGGCGAAACCAAAGCGGAGATTTGTTCCGTGACCGTGTGGCAAGCAAGCGAAAGCTAACTCTATCGTGGCCACCCATGAAAGCCGCTCCTATGTCTACGCTGCTACAAGCGGTTGATGATGTGTTTTTCGATGTAAGTTATCCAGATGCAATGACCGGAACCACAAGGAAAATGACCGCATATGTTGGCGACAGAACGGCTCCAATGTATAGCCTTATTGATGGTGCATATCAATGGAATGGGCTATCTATGAACTTCATCGAGAGGTGAGCCATGCACACTGTAACAGACGCATTTCATGCTGCGTGTTCGGCGCCGGGGCGTGAAATTACCAGCAAAATCAATTTCAATGGAACAACAGACCTCCCCGCATCGGAGGTACAGGAGATTGTTGTAACAGAGCAGTTTGGCTCGTCGGACGGCGTGACCATCGGTGCGGCGTTTTCGTCCAGTTGCAAGGTGACGATGTACAAGCAGGACAATCTCCCGCTGAACGGTGCATTTTTTATTCCATCTGTTGGAATCATGGTGGGCGGCGAAGCCCAGTATGTCCAAAAGGGCAAATATTACATCCCCACGGACGGCGTAGAAGAAAGCGGGAAGTTGTGGGTAACTATCACCGGATATGACCGCATGGCCAGTCTGACGGATGATTATGTGCCTACCATTGATTTCCCCGCCACTCCTGTGCAGATTCTCACAGATGTGTGTACGCAAGGAAATGTCACTGTTCCCTCTGTAGCTTTGCCGGATATTCAAATTGCTGCCCCCTACACAGGGTCACTGCGCCAGCAACTCGGATGGCTGGCGGGGCTGATCGGATGCAATGCAAAATTTGGTTCCGATGGCGAACTAAAATTCTGCTGGTACTCTGATAGTATTTCTGTTGGGCCGGAGGTGCAGTATCAGGGAGGACTTAGCAAATCCGCAGATTCCCCGTTTACCATACAAAGCCTTGTCACGGGAACGGAAGAAAACCCCATCACGGTCGGGACGGGTGTTGGAATTTCGGCTACAAACCCGTATATTACCGAAGCTGTGGCGGCTACTGTTTTTGAGAAAATTGGAAACAAGGCAATGATGCCGTGTAAGGTGCAATGGCGGGGAGACCCCTCTACGGAAGCAGGTGACATATTGCACGTTACAGATGTGACCGGCCCAGCCAGCACATTCCCCGTGTACATTATGGAACAGGAGCTGCGCATAAAGGGCGGAATGGTGGCGAATACGACCTGCTATGCGCCGCAGGACAAGCAGTATGTCGTGGAAAGCCCTATTATGCAGCAAGTAAAACGGGAATATTCCGGCCTTGCCAAAGCCATGCAGGATGCCACCGAAAGAATCATAGGCGCAAAAGGCGGATACTGGGAAGTCACGCTGGATGATGACGGTTTCCCAACTGGGTGGATGGTTCGAGACACGCCCACTATGGAAGATAATACAAGGCTGTGGATTATGAACATCAACGGTCTTGGATATTCCAAAGACGGCGGGAAAACCATTTCTGGCGTTGCGCTTACGATGGACGGCGCAGTAAACGCAGACACAATAACGGCTGGGCAGATGTCCGCAGAGCGTGTGACGATCAATGGACAAACTCTTTCTGATTTCATTGATGCAAGCATTGATGAAAATGGACACCCTGTGCTTCGCATTGGATCCTCTGCATCGGAGATTGTTTTGAAGGAGTACAACGACAAGATTGGGTTTTATGACGCAAGCGGCACATTGTTAGCGTACTGGAATAACAACAGCTTTGAACTGGTAGAGCTATCGAAGTTCCGCCTCGGCCCGATGTCTATCGTTGTGCAGCCGAATCAATCCATAAGTTTCGTGGGGGTGACGTGATGCCGAGCATCTACGGAAGCAAATCTAAGGGATGGCAGCTACGCCTTGACTATACGGTCAAGAGCCAGAGCATCGAGAATAACACCAGCGCGCTTGATTTAACCTTGTATGTGTACGACGGTACCGGGTACTCACAAAATGAGGCTGCGAACGAAGCGTATTACATTCTGCAAGGTACAAAAACGTGGAATCCGTACAATTACCCATCTACCGGTTGGTACAAGCTTGGCGTAAAGTCTATCACTGTTACACATAGTGGTGACGGAACCGGGAAAGTCACGCTTTCCGGAGAATGGGACTGCGGCTTTGATTCGTCCTACACACCAAGGCATTTGACCGTATCAGGCAGTGTTACGCTGCCAACAATTCCAAGAGCATCTTCCGTGTCTGCCGCAAATGGCACAATGGGCGGTAATGTAGCAATTACAATCACACGGAAAAATTCCTCCTTTACACATAAGTTGTCCTATAACGCCGGAAGCGGGTATGTCTCTATTGCAACTGGTGTAGCCACATCTTACACGTGGGCAAGCCCTGACAGCATGATAGATGCTACCACAAATGCTTCATCCCGCACGGTGACGATAAAATGCGAGACCTACAACGGAAGCAGCAAGATAGGTGAAAGCACGACAACCTGTGTCCTCACTGTGCCGGAATCCCTTGTTCCATCTTTAAGCGTGGTGCTTTCCGATGCCGCTGGGTATCAGCCGACATATGGATGGGTACAAAACAAGAGCCAGCTAAAAGCCGTTGCCACAAGTGGCGGAGTAAGGGGAAGTACTATCGTAGGTACTGTCATGAAAATTGGTAATGAAAATGCCAATTTGAATACAGGGAATCTGCTTACAAAAAGCGGCTCTGTTGTGGTGACGGTAACTACGACAGATTCTCGTGGCAGAAGCAAGACGGTTACAAACACTATTACTGTACAGCAGTATGCTGGACCGACTATTGCAAATCTCACATACGCAAGAGGCTCCTACACAAGTGGCGTGTGGACAGAAAACAATACAGGCGCAGACATTAAGGTGATGTTCGACCTCACCATTTCTTTGAGGAATAACACCGCCAGCATCTCTTTGAAGATCGATGACGAGAATAGGCAAACCCTTTCTGCGCAAAGCTCCGGCTCAAAGGTTGTTTACATCGCCGGTGTCGGAACAGATACGACCAGAAAACTGACGGTAGTCGCCACGGACGCTTTTTCAAGCAGTTTTACCAAAGAAATGGATGTGGCAACAGTTGAAGTTCCGTTAAATATCAACTTCAACTTGCCGGGAGTGTGTTATGGCGGGGTATCCGAAAAAGAGAAAACGGTGCAATTCAAGTGGCCTATCTTCGCCGAAAAGGGCATGGAGCTGAACGGGGAATTGATTTTATCTGATTCCGCAGCGGGAAAACTTCGGCAATTGATGGGCATCCAAGACTACATCATTGAGCAAGGCGTAAGCGGCAACTGGACGTACTACAAGTACGCCTCCGGTTATGCAGACTTGTGGTGGCGTGGGACAGTGACACCTACCAGCTATACTGCTGTGGGGAGCATGGTCTATACCAACATCATCAGCCTGTCAATGCCCTTTGGTGTGACCGGCAACGTAGTAGTCACGGGCAGCGTCCAAAATCTACACATGATCTGCAATACGGATTGGAGCTATGTCGGGGAAACGGTGTCGTTCCGCATGCTTCGTGCAGCGTCCATGACGCTGGGTGCTCAAACCGTATCGCTGCGGGTGACTGGCAAATGGAAAGCATAAAACATATAAGGAGATACCGCATGACAGAAACTATCATTGTTGCACTTATCACCGGCGGCCTGTCGCTGCTGGGGGTAATCATCACCAGCAACAAGACCACCCGTGATGTGCAGGCCAAGCTGGACACGCAGCAGACCGTCACCGACACCAAACTGGACGAACTGACACGGGA